CTAAACAGTTTGGCAACATATCCAAAGGTAATACAAAAATGCCGGGAACTACGTTTGCCATTGATGCGTTTGCCTGTAACGTGGGTAGTAAGTTAGCAAAAATTAAAGGTACGCCATGCTTTAGTTGCTATGCTCGTAAGCTACAAAAACTACGGCCTAGTGTAGATCAAGGCTGGAAAGCTAACCTTGCTAAATGGCAACAAGCTAACAAATCTAAATGGGTGCAAGCCATGACGTTTCAGATTAACCGCTACAATGTAGACGGATACCATAGATGGTTTGATAGTGGCGACTTACAATCATTGGAAATGCTACGCAATATCATAGACGTGGCACTACTAACACCACATATAAAACATTGGCTACCTACGCAGGAGCGTGGCATAGTGGAAGCATACCGCAAACAATATGGGCAAGAGCCTAGCAACCTAGTCATAAGAGTATCTGCCTCAAAAGTAGATGCAGAGACTATGCCTAGATTTGCAAATACATCTATGGTATTTACCAAACATGGCAAACCATTGGGCAAAGAGTGCAAGGCTAGAACAAGAGGCAATCAATGTGGAGATTGTCGGGCATGTTGGTCAAAAGAGGTAAAAGTTATAGCTTACCCAAAACATTAAAAAAAAACTAGACAATGTAGTATGAGTAGTGTATAGTAGTATCATTATACGACTGTTTTTTAACTTAACTTAGGAGATTAAGATGTTTACTATTTTAAATTGTATCCATGTCAAACCTTTAAATGATGGCACCAAGGGCTATCGTCTCACATGCAAAGCTGGCACCGTGATCTATCGTAAACGTAAACATAAAATTCGTAATGAGTTTACGTCTGGTGTCTCTACTTTTGGTATTCATAGAGGACTACGCTCAATATATTTTGAGAAGTCTGCTACGCCTAAACCATTCTGGCAACTAGGGGGTTGACATAGTGTAGTGTGTAGTGTAGGGTTTGCTCATGCCTTACACTACACAAACTTCTAGAAATTCTAGAACTTTAAGGAGATTGAAAATGACTAACAAAGACACTATATTAGTGGACACATGGCAAGCTAAGTTTGATATGATCCCTGTTGATGTTGAATTGATAGAGAGTAAAACATCTAAAAAAGTTAAAGTATTTGTAGATGGTAAACTGTTTAAAATATATCCATCAATAAATTCTTTTAATAAGGAGTTGTTGGGATGAATAAAGCTATATATGGATACTTAATATTCTTAGGGATCATAGGTTTAGTATTGTTCCTTATATATTTAAAATCAACTGGGTTTACTATCGGGTAGGAGATGACCAATGAGTTTATATATTCAACTACGAGATGAATTATTATCTTCTGAAGAAGAACTTACTGTTCGCCAATATTGGATTGAAGCAGACTGTATTGAACTCCAAGAGAGCCGTCTTCTTTATCTTGATACAAAGTCTGGTGAGTGGGAAACTATTCGTGAAAAATATAACAAGTTTTATTTGTCTCTTATCCCTACCCATCCTCATAATTTAGGATATGATTTTCTATGGATTAGAGACAGGTTAATGGAAGGATGTAAACTTGATTAAGCCTTGGCAGTGGCTCCCGACTACTCCTTTAAATAGGGTGGCGTGAAGAAATCGGGTAACTGTCACTTATTTTTGTAACTAGGAGTTGACCAATGACTGATAAAAAGTGGGTTGTAATATGCGACTGTGCATGGTGTCACGGTGAAGGTGAAACCTACGGCAATGACCCAAGCAAGAAGGCAGAAGAGTGCAGGGAATGCGATGGGCATGGAATAGAGGAGTTCTATGAAGATGGTGATGAATACGAGAACGAAGAAGAGGTACGAGAAGATTATAAAAGTAAAGAGATACTATTCGTAGCCCTTGTAGATCGTGCATGGGGCAGTTCAACAACAAGCATGGAGTAGAAAATGTTATTAGAACGTACATCAATGATTAGCAATAAGACTACGACAATGGAGCTACCCATAACCAATGAACAGCTTAATCGTTGGGAACAGGGAGAGCTTATACAGAATGTTTTTCCTGACTTGACACCTGATCAACGTGAGTTCATAATGACAGGCATTACTGGAGAAGAATGGAAAACCCTATGAATATATTTTATTTACATCGTGATCCTGTCGCTGCAGCACAGATGCAATGTGACAAGCATGTGGTCAAGATGATATTGGAAAGCGCACAGATGTTATCCACTGCTCATCGTGTATTGGATGGAGATGACTATGCTAATTTACGAGGGATGTATAAACTGGCACATAAAAACCATCCTAGCACACGATGGGTACGCTCTAATTCTAGCCATTATGATTGGTTGTGGGAACACATGAAAGCCTTGATGAAGGAATACACACACCGCTATAGTAAAACTCACGCAACAGAGAGATTAAATCGTGGGTTGTCTATAGCACCAGCTAATATTAATTTCAGCGATCACTTCATAGACCCACCACAATGTATGCCTGACCAATACAAGAGCAGTGATACGGTACAAGCCTATCGTGATTATTATATTGGAGAAAAATCTAGCTTTGCTAAATGGGATAAGTGTGGTAAGATACCTAAGTGGTATAAGAAAGGGAAAGATAATGAGTAACATACACAATGATGCCATCAAGGAAATGCTATACGAAGCAGCCTTGACAAGTCTTATTGAAGGTGGTAAACCTGACAATGAAGAGACTGCTATTGAGGCAGTCAAGATAGTAAACAGAGAGTTTGAAGAAAGGGAAGGATACTGATATGAAAAATCCATTTGGTAGAAGCACAACACAGGATAAACCCTATGCTATATACAAGAATGACTTTGGTTGGGAGTGGCGGGTATTAAAAACATACCAACGTCCTGATAAAGAACCAAGCAATAAGTATGCACGGTGGTTTGTTGCGGCTACGTCACCACACATGCACGATGGTGGCTATGAACTAGGTGACACCTACATTGCTGACATAATGGGACCAGCACAAGGCTACTTGCTGTCGGCTACTGATGAGTGGAAAGAACATTACAAAGGAGAAGTAAAATGAGATTACCTGATGGGTGGATGTCTCCCTACGATTGGGAGTTATGGATTGAGAATACCTTTGATGAAATGCCATCTTGGTATGGCGACATTGATTTACGAGAGGATGCTTATCTTGATTATATTAAAGAACTTACTTACTCTGATGCAACAGAGGGTAATAAAGATAAGTTAAAAAAATGTCTATAATCATGTACTTAATTATACTTCATGTTATAGTTGAAATTATAGTTGCATAGTATGAGATAGTGTGATATAATATAAGGATGAAAACAATGAAGAAGCTACCTAAAGATTTTTGCGAATGGCTGTTTGATATAATGGGCATCCCATTCGCTAGGCAAATGGATTGGAAACTTAAACACCAACGATCTCCAAACGAGAGAGAATATAAAAATGTTAATCGCTACACAAGGGCAGGTAAAGGGGGTAAGTTTATCATGTGTCCTCACTGTCATGCTGATACCCGTGTCTATCATTTCTCATGGGCTGCTATGACTTGTAATAATTGTATGACATCTGTTGATAAAAATGATTGGCTTGAAATTGATTGGAAATACTGATGGATAAATATGATTTTAAATCTCACGATGAAGTGCCTACTTCTCTAGCAGATTATGTAGTAGATGTGTGTGTCTTTTCTGGGCTAGAAATAAATAGCTTGACAGATATTAAATTATCTGATATAAACGGTTTTCTAAATGGTCTTGAAGAACAATCTAATGAGGTAAGCGAATGAGTGTAGTAGAGGGTAAAGTATGGGGTACAACGATGCCCCTTATCCAACGTCCTATGTTAGAGGTGCATAGTATCTTTGTTAATGTTGGTGGCTATTGTTCTAAGCATAGACATCAGTCAAAGATCAATGCCTTCTATGTAGAGGAAGGTGAGCTTGAGATACACCGCTGGAAAGACTATGACTTGGTTGATGTCACAGTTTTATACAATGAAGATGTAGCTATAGTTCCGGCTGGTGAGTACCACATGTTCAAGTCCAGAAGAGATACGAAAGCACTGGAAATATATTGGTCTGAACTATCTCTTAATGATATAGAAAGAGAAGTAGTAGGTGGTATAATAGAAAAAGATAATCCACTTCTGGATAACTTTGGTAAAGTATTTAATTTAGATAATCTACAAGAGGGAAACTAATGTCTGTCATAATGGAAGTATCAAAGCAGAGGGGTAGTCCTACACTAATCATGAAGGAAGACTATAACTCTCTAGACTTTTCAGAGAAGTTGCAATGCTTAGTCTCAATACGTACAGCTATTGAAAAAGAAATAGCTTTTACTGAGAAAGATTTAAATAAGTTTGTTAATAAAAGAAAGTTTGTTTAATGTTTAAATCAATAACAGTAATACTTTTACTATTAAGTAGCACTATAAATGCAAAACCTTTTTCTATTCCTGAACAATTTAATCTTAATGAAGAAGAACTTTGTTTAGTTCAGGCAATTTATTTTGAAGCAAGAGGTGAAAGTTTTATAGGACAGTTAGCAGTAGGGAGTGTCATACTACAAAGGCTTGAGAGTAAGTCATTCCCTGATACTATATGTAGTGTGGTACAGTCTGGTAAGTATTGGAAAGGTAATCCAGTAAAAAATAAATGTGCCTTCAGTTATTGGTGTGATGGTAAAACAGAGAGAATGTACAACTATGATGCTTATGATGAAGCAGTTAATGCAGCCAACCTAGTATTGGGTGGAGCATCCATATCTTTACTCAATGGGGCGACACATTATCATGCTTTTTATGTTCAACCTAATTGGTCTACTAAACTAAAAAGAATAATTAGAATAGGTAAACATATATTTTATAAGAGATAAAGTTCTAGAATTTCTAGAAGTTTAGAGAGGTAAACATGTTTGTTATAGTTCAAGATATAATTAAAGAAGCACATAAAGATGTGGATGACTTTGATTGTTTTGATTTACTCACAACACCAACAGGCTTTCCAATGAAGTTTCCTACAGAGGGAGAAGCAATAAAGTTTTTAACTGCATTGGGTATTGAAGAGGTAACAAGTTTTGAAACAGGGGAGATTAGAATTGACAGAGTTCACTGAAGAGTATAATGGTTTTGTCTCTCAGTTACACAGTAATATTAGTACGCTGAAAGCACAGTTAAAAGAATCAAATGATACTATCAAACAATTAAGAAAAGAATTATCCATAGCACGTCAAGAGAATGGTGTTGGTAATTCATGGGCTGAGTTGGATGACGGCAGAGATAATTAATTTTTATAAACACTGGAAAGAAAGACAAGAGACACTAAGAAAATCTCTTGGATATCCCGGTGATCTATGGTACATGATGCTCGACAATGGCTATGAACCTACAAACATTGATGATGTCAAACAATTTATAGAGGATCACGAAGATGGCTAAGAATTTTTGGCAGAAAGATAGGGCAACTTTATTTAAAAATTATGTACGCCAATACAAAGAAGAGGGTTATAATGCAAAAGAAGCAAGGCAACTAGCTAAGATTGAGATCAATGAAGTCATGGCAGATAAAGAAGACTTTGTAGATAATCTTTGGAAAGAAACTTTTGAAGATGTATAGTCTAGTCTACAAAGATAATGTACTGCAAAGATATAGAACCAAGCGTGAAGCGCAGAAAGAACTTGACGACAGGTCTAGTTTGTGCTATATGTTAAGAGTAAATCCTTCTGAGGCATATTCAATTACGAAAGGAAAGACCAATGCAACCAGAAGAAAGCGGATACAAAGGTCCGTGCGATGAGTGCGGATCATCTGACGCCAACCATCATTACCCTGATGGTCACACCTTTTGTTACAGTTGTAAAACACATAAACCTGCAAAGAAAGTAACCACTATGGCTACAGTACAACCGACACACTCTAATAGTCTTAGCTCTACAAGACTTGCTGAGTATAATGATATACCTGATCGCAAGATCACCAAAGATACAGCTAGAAAATTCAATACCCTGACAAAGAAGAAGGGATCAATGACAACGCATCACGTCTATCAGTACTATGATAGTAAGGGTAATCACATCTGTAATAAGGTGCGTGACACTGCCAATAAAAAGTTCTGGTCTGAGGGCAGCATGAGTGAAGCTGGTCTGTTTGGTCAGAATGTATTTACTCAGAAGGCAAAGTTCATTACCATTACAGAGGGCGAGGTAGATGCTATGTCTGCCTATCAGCTAATGGGTTCTCAATGGCCTGTTGTTTCACTCAAGAATGGAGCAGCATCAGCCGTATCAAACTGCAAGCAATCGTTTGAATACCTAAATCAATTTGGTAATATTGTATTGTGTTTTGATAATGACAAGGCAGGTAAGAAAGCAGCCAGTGAGGTTGCTGAAATATTTGAACCCAATAAATGTAAGATAATGCAGCTTGATTTAAAGGATGCCAATGAGTGCCTCAAGGTAGGCATGAGGTCAGAAGATTTTATCAATGCTTGGTGGGCCGCAAAACCATTTACTCCTGCTGGGATTATCAATCTACATGATCTTGGGGATAGTCTCTATGATGAAGACTATTGTGAGACTTGTCTGTACCCTTGGTCTAATCTCAATGAGAAGACCTATGGTATGAGGACGGGTGAGCTTGTCACGTTCACCAGTGGGGCTGGTATGGGCAAGTCAAGCATCATGCGTGAGCTTATGCACCACCTCATGATGAATACCAAGGATAACATTGGTGTCTTGGCAATGGAAGAGAGTGTACGCAACACAGCCTTTAACATAATGAGTGTTGAGGCTAACGCTAGGCTCTACATCAAAGAGGTACGTGATCAATATACCAAGGAACAGTTACGTGAGTGGCAGCAAAAAACTGTAGGCAGCAAAAGGTTCTTTGCCTTCGATCACTTTGGTTCAATCAGTAACGATGAAATCCTAGCTCGTGTACGCTACATGGCTAAAGCATTGGAGACTAAGTGGGTGATACTGGATCACCTCAGTATCTTGGTATCCGGTCAAGAAGATAATGGTGATGAACGTAAGTCAATTGATATTCTAATGACTAAGCTACGGTCCTTGGTGGAAGAGACAGGCATAGGCTTGCTACTGGTGAGCCATCTACGTAGGCCAGCAGGTGATCGTGGGCATGAGGATGGGCGTGAGGTATCTCTCTCACACCTACGAGGCTCTGCCAGCATTGCACATCTCTCTGATGCCGTCATAGCTTTGGAGCGCAACCAGCAAGCAGACGATGAACAAGCAGCCAACACCACCACCATACGTATTCTAAAGAACAGGTACACTGGTGATACAGGTGTGGCTTGCTACTTACACTACGATAAAGAAACTGGCAGGATGACACAGATTGATAACCCTTTTATGGAGAACGAAGAATGAATACGATGGGCAAACGCAAACAATTTGATAGGGCGTTGTATGAAGTAGCGGATAGAGATGCAAAGTCTGCTACCTTGAAGTACATTAAAGATATGAACTACACTACTGTAGACACAACAGAGAGGAAAGACTTTGATATTATCTGCAAAGCTACAGAAAATATTCATCACCTTTATGAAGTAGAAATTAAATACTCTTGGAAAGGTGAGTGGAATCCTAGCTGGAAAGAGATACGAATACCTTATCGCAAGAACCGCTTACTCACTAAGTGGAAAGAGCAATACCCTGATGCACTCTTCACATTTATAGTGTGGCGTAACGATTGCAAACAGGCGTGGCATATTGATGCAAATATTTTACTTGACTGCGAAGTAAAAGAAGTGTCTAATAGGAACATCAGAAAGGGTGAGAAGTTCTTCCACATTAATGTAGAGGATGCTTGTCTCATTGAAGTAGAATGACAACAGCTATAGTTGATATTGAAACAGACAGTTTGAATGCAACAAAGATACACTGTATCGTAGCAAGGAGTTATGAAACAAATAAAGTTAAGGCGTGGGTAGGGCAGGAGTGTTCAGAGTTTGCTAGTTGGTCGCAGCAGATAGATACCTTTGTAATGCACAATGGTATTAGCTTTGATGCTCCTGTCCTGAATCGCCTACTTGGATGTAATATAAAGCTCAATCAAATACGTGATACTCTTATTGAGTCACAGCTTTACAATCCAATAAGAGATGGTGGTCACTCTCTTGAAGCTTGGGGTAAGACCCTTGGCTTTGAGAAGGGTGACTTCCATGACTTCTCAGATTACTCTCCTGAGATGCTGGAGTATTGTAAACGTGATACAGAAGTCACACGTCTTGTAGCACAGAAGCTAGAGAAAGAAGGTAAAGCTTTTAAATCTAAAGCCTATGAGCTAGAGTGTAAGGTCAGAGCTATCGTAGATAAGCAGCAGAAGAATGGCTTTGCTTTTAAATTAAAAGAGGCTATGATTCTACAAGCTCAGTTGCAAGATGAACTACATGAGCTAGAACGTAAAGCAGAAGAAGACTTTGAACCAAATGTAATTGAATTAAAGACCAAGACTAAGTACATACCTTTTAATATAGCAAGTCGTAAGCAGATAGCTGAGAGACTACAGGCTAAAGGGTGGAAGCCCAAGCAGATGACTGATAAAGGTAATGTAATTATTAATGAAGCAGTCTTATCAAAGATTGATATGCCCGAAGCTAAAATGTTTAATCGGTACTTCTTATTACAAAAGCGTACTGGATTAATAAAGTCATGGATCATGGCTTGCGAAGAAGATAACCGTGTACGAGGTAAAGTAATGACACTTCGTACTATAACTGGAAGGATGGCACATGCAGTTCCTAATATGGCACAAGTTCCCGCTATCTATAGTCCTTACGGCAGAGAATGCAGGAGCCTATGGACAGTGGATGATGAATCTAAATATCGTTTGGTAGGTGTGGATGCCAGTGGCCTTG